TTCTTGTTCTTCTACGTCTATTGTAGTTTTACCTATAGATGATGCAATCTCTACTTTTCTAACATCAAGGGCATCAGAAATTTTATCTGCCATTGCGGTATTAAAATCTTGTAAAGCATCAGCTTGCTTGTTATTGATAATATTATCAATCATGTTTTGAATAACTGTGGATTCCATAATTTTTCCTTACTGTGAATTATTTATAGGTTGTTGTTGTCCCGGTGGCATACCCGGCATTCCAATTTGCGGTGGAGGACCTTCATTCTCAATTTGTTTCTTCATTTCCTGAATCTCTTTATCAGACATTCTCAAAATATTTTTCATTACATAATCTTGACTATAATATGCACCAACAAATGGTTGAACTTGATTTAATAAATCTACACGATTCCTCAAATTCTCAGCATTTTTCATTTCTTCAAAATATTGATCTTGTGCATATCTATATTGAATGTCATCTTTAATTTGATTCCAGTCTTTATCTGTCAGAACACCCTTTAAAATTAATTGGGTTCTCAACATATCACCAAATATTTCATTAAACTTTTTGCGAAGTCTTCCAACAAACTTGGCAAATTTTAATTCGTCTCTTGTTATCTCGGTTGCTCTACCAAAAGAAATACCAGTTTGCGGCTGCATTCTAGAAAGAGGAACATTTAATGCCTGATATAATTTACCCTGAAAGTAATTAATATCTTCAATCTGTCCCAAATTTTCGCCGCCAGGTAATGTAGTAATCTCAGTACCTCTGCCGCCTTCTCTTCTTGGCAACCAAAAATCTTCCAACATAGACATCATTTTACGATCATCTCGTATCTCGCCCGTATTAGAATCATAAACGATCTTATTACGATAACGAGCCATGATATCTTTTAAATATTGCTCAGCTTTCAATTTAGGCAAATTGCCCACATCAATATAAAATATTCTTCTTTCAGGCGCTCTAGCCAATCTATAAATTACTAAAGCATCTTCCATCATCTTTAACTGATTCACAGGTTTAATGGCTTTATGTAAATGACTTAACACTACATTCTTATCCAAATCCATAACCCCAGAAGGCACAAATGTTATAGCATCTGTTGCTATCTTAATACCTTGTGTTGGGTTATTTGCAGTATAACCCGGATTATATGTAATACCTTTTTCATTATATAAGAAAAATTCTTCTACTGACTTGATAATTTCAACACCAGTCTTTTGATCTTTTTCTTTTTTAACTTCTCTGATCTTTTTAATTTTTCTAGGATCTATAATCAATGTTTCCAAAATACCACGTTTTGGATTAGAAGTGTCTATAATCTTTTGAAAATAAATTCTCCCATCTATATACCATCTGCGAAAATAATCAAATCCTCTAGTATCAAATTCAATCAATTTGTAAATTACTTCAAATTCTTTAATGATACTATCTTTAATATCTTGAGGAATCTTAGACTGATCCAAATTAATTTGTACTAATGCTTCATCATCAACTGCCGCAATAGCTTCAGTCAAAATTTCATCAATAGCTGCAGATGTATCTGAATACATTGCCGCTTCACGATATCGTGTAATAAGTTCATACTCAGATTTCGCTGTCGCATCTAGATCAACGTATGTGCCAAAATGCCCACCCGCTTGTACTGTTGATGCACCGTCGTCAGAAACAGGAGTAGCGAAACCTTGCAGTTTACGATCTATCTCATCTTCCCCACGACTAATATTAAAACCAAATAATTTAATTGCCATAATTTAATTCACTTTATATTATTAAGCCAAAGTTGTAATTGCGTCTACCAATTGTTGTGCAGGATTATTAGAAAATTCAAAAGTTTGATACTGGAAAGATACCGAGAATGTCGATAACTGATCGTTGCTACCAAAGTCTAAACCAACTGCTCCCAATTCAACTGGGAAGGCGCCTATTAATTTATATTGTTTCAGAACTGCACCATTACGGTCCAATTGAGAAATAAACATATCTGTTTGATATTGAGCAGGCTGTAATGCACCTGTTTTGTTTCCGAGATTTTCCATCCCGTTCATCCATTGTTCTATAGCGGATCTAATAGTAAATCCGGAGTCATTTAGAACTGTGCATTGGAACGGAGCAAATTCTCTGTCGCCAGCCATCTTAATTAGACGTCCTCTGTAATATACAGGGGCAACACCAATGGTTTGCCCTGGTAATTCAGCTACACTAATTAAAAATGGGGACTTTGTTACGGCAGCTGCTCGCCCCGTAACATAGTTTGGAAATGTCAACTGAACCGCAAACTGATTGGGACGTGCCCCACCATTTGTTAGTTCCGATTTAAATCTCTCTACATTAAATGGTATTGCCATTTCTTATACTCCTATTTAGGCGCCGACTTCTTCAAACGACACGCCACTTCTTGTAGCTACAAAATTCAACTGAATAAAGTTGATTGCTCTTGCAGGCTTGATGAATATGTCCGCAACAAATTCATTACGGTCTACAACCGATCCTGGGTTATTCGTGTCATCACATATTACTCTAAAGTCTGTAATACCACGACGACCTTGCACATCTCTTAAGAATGGTTCAACAAGATTTCTAAATTGTGCTCTTGTGAATGGATCATTAAATTCAAATAATTGGAATTTAGATGCTGTAGAAATTGCTTTTTCTAATACGATAAACAATCTACGAACATTGATACGATCAAATGCACTTGGTCTTGCCAATAGAGTTTTATCTCCAAATAACAATGTTCCTTGTCCAGGGAATGTTACTACTGGATTAATACCTTTCTTGTACAGATCATCTCTGTCTGTCTTAGTAGGTGAGAAAGCCAATTTAACAACATTCTTAATAACGCCTCTGTTATAGCCTGCAGGAGAGAACCAAGGATCAGCAATGTAATCTGTTCTTGCAGCTAAGCCTGCGACGTCACCATTTAATGGAACATAACGATATTTATCATTGTAACGATCGTACTGATATTTCCAACCAGAATCCAATACCGCAAATGAGGAGCTTGTTAAAGTATCTCTATATGCCGCAATTTTACTTGCTTGGTTCGTAGTGTTAACAACATCTGTATATGGAGGAGATACAAATACTACACAATCTCTTCTTGATTCAGCAATACCAATAACAGTATTAACTACACCAACATTTGTTGTAGGTACCATTGGAATTAAGCTTACCTCATATAATTCGTCATTGCTAAATAATTCGTAACCGGCCTGTATATTTGCTGCAGAAACAGATGAACCTGTTACGCCGCCACTTAATGTAGTTGTGATATTTGCAGATAATGTTGCAAATGCTTTAGCTGAACCTGTTGTGCCCCAATTTGTACCTGCCGTTGGGTGATCTAACCAACTAATATATCTAGATTGATTGTTAATTACATCTTTGTAATAATTTGTAGAATTGTCAGAATTCTTGGCATCCGATGCTTTAGAAACATATGAGAATTTTTCAAGAATTGTACCAGCAGTTCCTGTCCAGTCGCCATTTGCATCTACAACAATTACGTGTAATTCGTCTGCAGAACCGTTTCTAGCAGAAACCCAAGCCGATGTGCTTGGAGCAGAATTGAATTGGTTAGCATATTGCCAGCCTGTAAATGTATTAGAATCTGCAACTGATACTTTTAATGAATTGCCCAATGTTCCTGGATATTTAGCAATAAATTCCCCATATCCAAACCCACCTGTGCTATATTCGCTATCATATACATCTGAATTTTCAATTAATAATGCATCAAAAGATAGAGTTGCGTTTGCTGTTGCAGTACGATTTTGAGAATCAACGATTGTAACTGCAGGAACAGAAGTATATCCTGTACCGTTTCTCGTAATAGTAATACTATTAAGAGTGAAACCAACTACTGCAATAGGATTTGCATTACTAGAAATAAATGCAGAATCGCCTAATACTGGAGTAATAATTACGTTGGGGGTAGATGTAAAACCCGAACCCGAATTCGTAACTGTGATACTACCTACTATTGCTTCTATTCTAGCAGTTGCGTTAGCAGTTGCACCACCTAAAAGATTATTTTTATTAATAGTAACATTTGGTGTAAAATTATAGCCACCAGCACCAATATTGATGATATTAATACTGTCAATAATACCGTAACCTAAATTAGCAGTTAAAACAGCACTAGTACCAGTGTTACCATCTAAACGATTTAACACAATATTAGGTGCAGCGAGGTAACCGTTGCCATTATTTGTAATAGTGTAACCTGTAATAATATTGCCAGTAATAATAGGATTCGCTGTTGCTTGTACGCCACCGGGCACTATCACGCCGCCAGAAATTGTAATATTACATGCTGTGCCTGCAGGTCCAAAATTTGAACCCGGGTTTGATATTTGAATATCTTCTAACTTAAAGTGTATTACTAAATTTGCGCTTGCACTTGTTGACTGTTGATTTTGAATTACTACATTAGATAAACTATTATAGTTATTTCCTCCGTCTTGTACGTTGATTGCCCCAATGCCACCAGAAGTTAAAACAGCAATTGCTGTTGCGCCGGAACCGCCGCCGCCACTAACTGTGACTGTAGGTGTGGCAGAATATCCTGCGCCGCCAGTAGTTAAATTAATTGAATTAACTACACCGGTTGTTGATAGTACAGCATTTCCTAATGCTCTGGTACCACCTGCAGGTGCAGCAGCAAAAGTTACTGTTATATCAGCAGCTGATGCAAATGTGTTTGGTGTATTAGTAATTGTTACACCAGAAACTCTACCAGACGGTGTAGTAACGGCGTTTCTTGCAACAGATTTATCTGCAACTCTAACTAATTTTAAATTATTTCCATATGATAAAAAGTTTGCCGCTGTGAAAAAATAACCTGCAGTATCGTCATTTGGGTTGCCAAATTGTTCTACAAGATTTCTCTCCGTGTCTACGGTTGTAACTTTTTCCACCGGTCCCCATTGAAAGGCTCCCGAAAATGCTCCAGCAGAAGTTGCTACCGCGGGAACAACCGTACTTTTATCTTCCTCGGTAACTAAAACGCCAGGTGAAAGCTGAAATGCCATCTTCTTCTCCTTGATAATTTTATAGATAGCTCTATAATATGATTTTCTATTTATTTATAAGTATGTTCATTTAGACATTTTCAAGGAATTTTCTTTGCATTTCGTGAATCTCATCCGGAGATTTCGAGGATGCTGTAAACCATATTTCGTCAGTTGTTATTACTGGGGCTTCGTGTTCTGGAACGCCCCTGTCAACAATACCAAACGGAGTCAGATTTTCTTCAATCTGTTTAAATTGTTCTTCGTACAGGGCTTTTCTTAAATTGCTATCAGTTAGGTCTTTAAAAAACGATTCGTTAGTTGCCCATGCAAACAGTACTAGAGTCATGACCAAATCGTCATGATATCCCTCGTCTGCTTTGTGTGTTCCTCGAACTTCAATAAACGTAGAAATTTCGTTTATAATATCTGGATCATGAATTAGTAGTTTTGTGCCCTCAACTAAACTCTTGAACGATGTACATCCCAATCGTTTAACTTGTTTAGTTGTTCTCACACCAAGGGTTGCCCCATTTGAAAATCCGCCAGACAGATACTGTCCCGATTTACTGTTATTTCCGACAAAGAATACATTTTCGTATTCTAAGTCCATGTATAATGTATCAGCCACTTGCTGGCCGTTGTCATTAATCTCAACTAAACAATATGCTTTGTTGTAATCTTTTGCTACTTTATATATTATATTTGGAAAAAGCAAAGGACTTATTTTATTGTTTCTATACTTTGCAACGACAGAATACGGGTATGCTGTGATATCCAATACCGTAAATGCTGAGTAATCTCCCCCCACTCCTCTGGATGTATCAGCTACAAGCATATACACCTTGTCCTCTTCTGGTTCCTCAAATATATCTAAACCATCTTTACTATAGATATAGGGTTTAACCGACATTCTACCAATTGTATCCGGATTAACTAAAGTATTAGAAGACCCGAGGAATCTACATAAAACCTCTTGGTTGAACTTGAGTTCGCCCAGCATAGCTTTTTGTTCTGCGGCCCATTTCTCATCTCTACCAGGAATTTTGCTATATGGAATAAACAATGGAACAAACCCGTTTAATTTTTGCTCAGCTTCATTCCAGAATTTCCAGAAATGATTGTAGCCAAGCGGGGTAGATGTCAATAGAATCTTTGTGGTATTACCAGCAGAAATTGTTGGATAAACAGATGTGAAGAAATCTTCTGCAACATTATTAGGAATAATTGCTGCTTCGTCAATGTACAACCAGTTTACAGATTTGCCTCGAATACCAGATGAGCTTGTTGCAGCTGTAAAT